CAACCATTTCATCAGCTGCTTGTTGCCAATCACGTGCATCAACACCAGCCTTCATTCCTTTAAATTTACTCAAACGTGGATAGCCCATATTGAACATCATATTCGCTATTATTAGTTGCACTTCTTCTGGTAAGGAATCAAAGTCGGGGTACAATCGTTCACAATCTTCGAGGACTGTTTCAACATCTTTATTAAAGCACTCTGCGACTCTATCTGCTGTGATAGCTGTTCCGACTGGACGGTTATATTCTTCGTCAGATTCAGTGACCAAGTGACCAATCCCAAAAGTAGGCAGACCCAAATGATCCAAGTATATTTCATACTTACACCCCTCATCTGCTTCAATTTGTTTTCTAAGTATTTCTAGATCCATTATACTATTCCCATAATACCTTGGTTACGACGATTTGCTATTGCACCACCTAACTCATCTTGTGGGAATAGACTAGAAAAATTTGTAATACCTGTGCCGCGACCAGCCATCTGCATAGGTTTTGCTGGTGGTGGAGCACTCGCTATTGGTGGAGGCAGTGGAGCAGTTACCGTTGGTGCGCTCACTACTTGTGTGGGTGCAGCAGGAGTAGTAACAGCGGAAAACTGATCACCCATCTCAGGTGGTTGCCCTGTGCGCTCTACTTCCTCTTTTGGTGTTTCTACATCTTTACTAAAACTATCACCTAATTGACCAAGTATATTAGCATAAACATTGGCACTTTTTTTATTCCAAAATCTTTTTACACCACCTTTAAAACCGCCACCTTGGAAACCGTGTAGTTTTTCAAGTTGTTTTACAGAGGGTGGACTTGCAAAAATACTCGCTAAAATATTATTAGTGATTACTGTTCTATATGCCCCAAAATCTAATCTTGATAAGCCAGCTCTAACTGCTCCTGCTTGCATTGGACCACCAACATCAGGAGAATATCCTGCTAAGAAACCTGAGTAGATCTTAAAATCTTGTAAAGATTTTATATACTCTGTAGCTTTTGCATCATAGATGGGGTTATCATTTCTAAGCGTGGAAGATTGAAATAAAGGTCTTAATTTTTCGTAATCACCTCGAAAGTTTGAAAGTTGCATAAAATCTTGAGCCAAAGTTTTAGGATTTACTGTTTCTAATGCTTGATCATCTAGCTCCATATTTTTTGCTAATATTTTCTTAAACACTGCTGCTCTCATATTTGTAGCAGCCGGACCATTGATACCGCCGTTTTTATTTACAAAGTTGATTATTTCGGCTTCATTCATTTCATTAATAGCTGTTAATGCTCTTTCACCAACAGTCATTTGTCTGCCAATGGTTTTTTGAACTCCGTCAGATTGTACCCAAGCTGACTTTTGCGCTAAATTTTCTAAAGCTGCACGATCACCAGCATCAGGAACCATTTTGACAAATAAATCATTATCTGCATCCATAATTTGTCGTATACGATCTTGTGTTTTTGCAGGATTTTGATACAGCCATGTGATAAAACCATCCTGCACATCTGCAATTAATTGATTTGCGGCAATTTTTGCTTCGGGTTTATTGCCAGCAGCAGCTCGTGACAGTTTTGTAAAATAATCCCAATCACGTGAAGTAAATTTACCTTCCCAAAATTTTTGCGCTAACTCATTTGGCATTACTTCGGACTTACGAGAAAACATACTCGCTATATTAGAAGCATTAAGTGCCTCTGCTTTAAGTTTAGCTAATGCTTTTGCCTCATTATAGTAAGTTAAAAATTCTTTACTGCCTCCTGTCGGATTATTCATTACATCATCAATAGCTTCCACAAGCTCTCTACCAGCAACACTGTCATCTGTTTGTATGAGTTTACTTGCCCTATCCCTCAATGCTTTTAACTGTGTCAATGAGTCAAAAGCTGTTTTTGCATTTGTTTTTCCATCTTTAACTACAAGTTTAGAAACAGTAGGATCAATAATATTGATGAGAGCATTGGTTATTGATTGTAATTCACCACTTAATTCACCTTGAGCACGAGTAGTAGTAGCTGTTGTTAATCTACCTTTATCATCAAGCGGACGACCTACACTATCTTGGCGTTTTGGACGAGTGCGTATCTGTGTGCCTTGTTGTATTTTTCGTGCTACTTCTATGGCGGGTGTGAGATTAAAAACGACATTTTGAGCACCAGATGTATTAAAGGCTTTTTTGTAGGCTTCATCAATAAGTTCATTGTGAGATGTTTGTAGATCACCAGCGAGTTTTCTTATGTTTTGCTCAAGAGCTTCCAAACTCATATTATCAGGCAATTTTCCACCAAAACGATTTGTTACTATTTTATAAATTTCTTCTTGTATTGCATCTTGCTGAAGTTTTGTGTAGGTACTTAATTCCCTAGCATTAAATGAATCAAAATTACTCTCAGCTTTTTGTTTTAATGCTTCATACAATTTTCGTTGTTGGTTGTTTAATAAACGTCCGGGAATATTAGATGTTCCGGCTGTTTGTGAAAACGTTCCTCGCACTAATTGACTGTCAGATAATTGAGCGACACTAAATAAAGGTAGACCAAGACGTTCTGCCGATTTTTGAGCAAGTAATGATCTTTCACCAGTTTTTCTAGCAAGAATAGAACCAGTTTCATCAACTCCTGTGAAAATTTGTTTAAATTTACCACCAGCAACAGGAAGAATTTTTGTTATCAAACCATCAATCAAACCAATTGTTGCAGCATCTTTTACACTAAGTTTTTCTATTAACTCACTTTGAGTCATAGAAGTTTCATCAAGAACAGCTTGATCAACTAAATTACCAAGAGTAGCTCCAATAGCTGTGCCATAAAAAGGACTAAAGAGTGAGCCAACTACACTTCCAGCTGTAGTAAAATTTAAAAGATTACCAGTTATACTAGCTATTTCATTACTTGTATCAGAAAACCCAGTAGGGTCTACAGCAAATACATCACCACCTTTTGTAATGCTATATACTTCAGCAAACTTACCACCACCTGTGGGGATCCTTGAGTATGTACCTTCAGGATGGTGTTTTTTAAAATATGCTTCACGGTCGGCAAAAGTACCTGTTGTTCGCCTACGAGCTAATCCATCAGATACATTAAAACTCATTGGTCCGACAGTTTTACTACCCTGCCAATTATCACCAACTGTTTCACCAACAACTTGATCAATACGCATAATTTCTGTTTCTAGAAACTCATTGTATTGTTCCATAGTTCTTGCATCACGAGCAGCCGCAATATTTATATCAATAGGTTGGAACTCATTAGGATCAGGCTCACCTAATCCTATAATGCGTAAATCATTTTGTATTTGTGCTTCAAGAGCTGCTGCATCAAGATCTTCATCTGCACCAGTAGCGATAAAATCTGCACCAGTAAAAGGTGTAAACCTAGCTCCTCCAGGAGTGTATTCAATATCCGGAGTCGTAGATTCCATCGTCGGCAAAGTTAAAGTTTGTGACGTAACTGCCCCTGTAGTAGGAGCTCCTATACGAGGTAAAGTTAAAGTTTGTGCCATTAAGGTTTCCTACTCAAAGGAAAAAGTATATCAAAAGCTGCGCTTGCATTATGTTTTGCAATACTAGGATTTGTAGCTTTTATATTAGGCCAATCTGCAAGAAAAGATTTTTTGTCATTATATTTTTTAACTTGTTCAAACATAAGAGCATCCGCGCCTTTTAAGTTAAACTCATTACCTGAAGTATCTACTAATTGTATGCTTCCAGCTGCGGCTGTTTCCATTTCTGTTTCTGCTTCACTTATATCGTCTTGAGTTATAACTTTATTTTTTGCTCGTATTTCAGCTAAACCTTGATTAAATTTGGCATAGAGTTCTTTTGCACCAAGATTTTTATTTGCAGGATCTAAATTAAATTCTGTAGCATACGCTTGTTCTTCTGCTGCTCTTTGAGATGCTTTTTCAAAAGCCTTCTTTAAAACTTTTAGACCTGCTCTACTTACACCAATATTAGATCCTGCTGTTTTTATAAGATCAACCTCTGATTGGTTTAAGTTTCCAGGAAATGATTCTGCTAACATAACAGCAAACCTTGAACCTACTGATGTAAGTAATTCACCAGATGGAACATCATTATTAGCAGGGTCAAATACAGAATTATAAGCACTCTCACCCATAAGAGATTTTAATCTATCTCTACCACCTATTGCATCAGCCATTTTCAATAGACTCAAACGAGTTTCGGCAAATGCTCCTGTTTGAAATCTTTCCGCACCGATTGTAGCTTGCTCGGCCAAACCAGAAAGTTTAGCTGCGTTAGCTGCGCCTTCTTGTATGCCTTTTATTTGAGAACCAAACAACTCTGCAAACTCTTTATCAACTGCTTCATTTGGATTGTAGTTCATAGCCACAGTATTTTTAGCAGTAATATAACTATCTATAGCTTTCATGCGGAAAGCATCAACAGCTTTTTGTTTAGCCGCAGCTGATCCTTGAGTCGTTTCATAAATTCCTTTTGCTCTTTCAGCCAGTAACCTTTCAAACTCACTACCCTTAATAGGTGTTAATTCAGCTGCTAATGTCTCTACTGTATTTTTAGCATTAATATAATCTTGATTTTCGGGTGAAACATTTTCATCTATCATTTTTCTTAATGAAGAACGAGCATCATTTAAAGCAGCAATATTTTTTTGTAATTCTGTAGGTTTAAATCCAGGTTTTATACCTGTCTCATTTTCACCAAGGGGAGTAACATTACCCGCTTTATCCATTTTAAAGAAACCATTTTCAGCATTACCATGAACAGTAAAGTCTACAGGCATATTGTCTAATGGTTTAAAATCTGTATGACCTGTTTGTTTATTGAAAACTAAAGCACCACCCAAAACAGGTTTCATATCAAATTTATTTTCACCTGTTGCTGTCCCCAAATAAGTAACATCATTTTTATCACGAGGATTTATTACAGCTACTCTACCATCACCTAATTTAACAGTATCATATTTGGTATTAGTTCCTAAATCAGTATAATCACCAGTATCTTTATTCAAACGGAAGGCTTTACCACCTTTTTCGATAATATCAAAATTGCCACCCTCCAATAATTTTGGAACACCAGCTGTCCTTATAGCTTGTTTAGCACTGGTTTCTGCTGCAGATGATTTTTGCGCTGCTTCAATAGCTGCTTTTTTAGCTAATAAATCACCTTGACCTCTAGCTTTTGCCATTTCTAAAATAGGATCACTAACAGCTTTAATTGTTTCAGGTGCTAAAATAGAACTAATAAGCTCACCTTTTGGTGCATTAGCTATAGCGGCTGCTAATTGCAATCCTGATATATAAGGGTTTAACTCATATGCTTTTGCTGAATCTTTATACAACTCTTGATACATAGGTAAAAAATCAGCTTGTGTTTTTGCGTCTGGTACTTGTTCGAGCAGTTTTTCTAACATACCAAATTTATCTAAGCCAGAAGTAACAGTTTCACCTCCTGCGGCAGTCTGTGGTGTGCCAGCAGCTCGCATTACAGGTTGTTCACCCATAGCCATACGAGCCATAGCTTCACCCTGTCCAGGAGCTTGTGTAAGGGCTGACATAATACCCTCATTCATACTTACATCATCAGTTTCTGGAGAGCCTTGTTCAGTGGCTTCTAGTAAAGTAAGGGAGGGCTGTATAAGAGTAAGCGCAGATTCAGGTGTATCTTTTGCATCCTCTTTACCTATAAAACCAGCCAGCTCATTACGACGTTGTTCAATACTTTGATTATCACCACGGATAGCATTCATAATACCTACAAAATCATCAGCATTATCTATACCATCATTCATCTCTTTTAACTGACCAGCAACATCACCCAATACACTTTCCATTTGAGCTTCTTGCTCAGGTGTAGTTTCAAGCCCAGATGTTATACCTGTTCCAGCAGCTTGGGGTGGCTGACCACTAAACATAGTTCTTTGTAATACTGGATCACCATAGGTTTCATTAGGTCGTAACATAGTAGCCTCCGGACCTGCCATATTACCTGAAGGCATAAACATACTAGCGACAGCTCCAGCCGGACCAGCAAAACGTCCCAAAGTTGATAAAACACCACGCCCTGCTGCTGGGGTTGCTTGTCCAAACCTAGCTGCTAATTTTGCTTTTCTAGCCGCTTGCCTATCCCCTAACTCTTTTGCTTTTGCTCTATTTTTTAGAGCATTTTGAGCTGCACTTATAGCAAACGGTGAAGCCGCTGTAGCTGCGCCACCGCCTAATAAAATTGCTCTTACTCTAGGATCTGTTACTTCACCAGCCATTAACTAAATGCCTTCTGTGCTGCACCATATAGGCTAAGACCACCAATACCAGCACCTAGTAATTGATTGAGAACACTCGGCTGTGCTGATGCTCCTTGGGATATTGTCATTTGTGAAGTAGGCGCACCACGCAATATATCACTGTAAAAACCAAGACGTTGATATGGTTCAAATA